TAATCGGCTGTCTATAAGGAAACCAAGACCTTAATCTGCCATGTTCTGGGCGATACTCCAAACGGGCAGCTGAAAGGTGCTCAATCCATCGTTGCTGGCTTGTGGGATGCGTTTAAAATTGAGTTTAGCGAGAACGAGAACGAGGGACCGGGAGAAGAGGAAGAACCTCCCATCGAACCACCTAACGGGGATGAAGAGGAACCTGTGGAGGAAGGAGATGAAACCCCCGATGAGAAGGAAAAGCGGCCCCGCTACCTGACGGTGGAAAGAGTAAAAGCAAACTTCCAGGCAGATGCACTTACGGCAGGGCAGGTTACCGCGGTATTGAGCAGGGTTGTTATGAGGAAGTTCACTTCTGCTCCATTAATGCAGGAGGTCGCTTTTAAACTTAAGAAAAAGAAAGGGTAGGTGATAAGTTTGGCAGAGGAAACCAAATACCCACTCAACGAACTTCTAGCCCAGTCCCAAGAAATATTCGGGGTGAAGCGGGAGGTCGTTGTAGGGGCGCTCCACGGGATAGAAGTGACCAACAACGAGTTCGCCGTGGACGAAGTGAAGGCGTACATTAAAGAGTTCTTGAGAAGGAAGGTGAGATAATTGGCAGGCGGAACTTGGGATATCTTAGACTTACCGAAAATACCCGGTTTGTACATGAACTTCCGGGCGGCAGCCTTGGCCGCCATCCAGCCCGGAGCTCGCGGTGTCGTTATGGTGCCGGTGAAGGCTCACTGGGGACCAATAGAAACTTTTACGACCATTACTCGTGAATCTCAGGCTGCTGATTTATTTACCACAAACGATACTGAAGGCGCCACGGCTTACAAAACCTTGCGATTTGCCTTAATGGGTGGGGCCAAAGAAGTTATTGCTTATCGGCTGGATAATGGAAATGCTGCAGCGGCTTCGTTAATATTGAGCGATACCGCAACGCCACCCGCGCCAGCGATACAAATCGAGGGGTATTACAAAGGTGAGCGCGGAAATGACTTTAAAATTACAGTCGCCGCAAACCCGGTTGATGGAACCAAGAAAGATATCAAACTCTATGAAGGAACCACACTCAAAAAAGTGTTTACCTTCCCGAGTGGTACAATTGCTGCAGCTGTTGCTGCTATCAACAACGATGGTCAAAGACTGATTAAAGCAAGCTTGTTATCAGAAGGGAATGGTATTCTGGCTGATGTGACTTCCCAGCCTTTGGAAGGCGGTGATTCTGGGATTGAAGAAATCACTAACCAGAATTATCTTGACGCTTTTGAAGCGATGGAGGCGCAGAAGTTCAACGTGGTAACGCTTGATGGGGTAACTGATGCTGGTTTACAAGCGTCTTTCAAAGCCTGGGTCCAGCGCCTGCGTTCGGAAGGGACTCACATTATCGGGGTTATTGGGGGCAGTGCTACCGCCGATAAGGCTGCGGATGCGGTTGACCAAGCAGTGGCTAGGAGTTCGGCGTCTAACTATGAGGGTATCGTAAACGTCGGTTGTGGAGGCTATCTTGGTGGTGTGGAATATAGCTCTGCTGAAGTGGCGGCCTGGGTTGCCGGCCTGATTGCGGGGCAAAAGCTCAAAGAGTCCACTACCTACGCGTCCGCCCCGTTCAGTGATGTGAATCGCAGGTGGACCAAGACGGAAATGAAGACGGCGGTGGAAAATGGGGTGTTTCTGCTAATCCATGACGGCTTGATTGTGAAGGTTCTGAAGGGGATCAACTCTTTGGTGACTTTACGTCAAGATCAGAACAACGCCTTCAAGAAAATCCGGGGCATCCGGGTCATGGATGCGATTGCTGAGGATCTCCAGAGGACGGCGGAGGCCAATTACATCGGTAAGGTTAACAACACCGAAGAGGGCCGCCTGGCGCTGATTGGGGCCTGTATGCAATATATGGCTACGCTGGCCAAAGGTGAAGTTATCGAGAATACTGGCTACTTCGTACAGCTTGACCCGGATTACTATGGGGAAGGTGCGACCATGACGCCGGAGGCAGATCAAGTGTTCCTGAACTACGGAGCGCGGCTGACCGACGTGATGGAAAATATCTTCGGAAACTTCTACGTGCTATAGGGGGGTGGATTAATTGGCTGATTTCCTGGACACTTCAAGGATTGTTAACGGCCATTACGGGTATCTATACCTGGAAGGGGAATGGCAGACTAACGTGACTGCAGTTACTGCGGATGTGGAACCTGACTACAAAGAGGTATTGGTCTGCGGAACCCGCTGGACCCAGCACAAACTTGGCAGCCTGAAAGGAACCGGAACAATTACCGGCTTCAAGGTAACCTCTGACCTCATCCAGCTCAACTTGCCTATCACTGACGACCGGCGCGGGGCTGTGGTCACGGAGCTCATTACTAAGCTGGATGATCCGGAAGCCTTCGGTTATGAGCGCATTCGGCTGAAGAATGTCAAGTTTACAAAGATTGCCCTGGCTAACTGGAGAGCTGGGGATCTAATCGAGGATGAGTGGCCCTTCGTGTTTGAGGGTGTTGAGCTACTGGACCCGATTGAGGCCGACTAAGATTCATTGAGAAAGGAGGGAAACAATGGCTACGGAGTTTGAAGGAATGACGGATGAGCAGATTATAGAACAATTGCTCGGAAAATCTGAACCCCCAAAAGGGTATTACAGAATCAAGCGTCCCGGTTATGGCTACAATCTGGAGATTGATATGCAAGGTCTTACCGGGGCAAAGGTCGGTAAGTTGCGGGAACAGTGTACTATCAAGGAGAAGAAGCGGGGTCGGGTGGCGACCGAATTCGATGAGGAAAAGTTTAACTGCCTGCTTATTTCTGAAGCCACAATCGGCCTCCGGATGGTAATTGGGGATGAAGAAAACCCGAGGGTAATTGAGCTCAAAGGCTGGGGGGATGAGAAGCTTATGGTCAAAGGCAAGCTCTCCGGCCCTGATCAGGTCGTCAAACGCTTGCTTTGGGCTGGGGAGCTTGATGCCCTTGGAAACAAAGTCTTGGATCTGTCTGGTTATAACATCGAGTTGGAAGACGTAAAAAACTAATCAAGGCCGGGGGACTCGCAGGGGCATTATATGATTTTTGGGTGAAGCATAACCTGCGCCCCGGCGAGTTTTACAGGCTTCCTAGAGGGGAACAGCTGTTCCTGCTGGCAAGCCGGGAGATTGAGATCGAAAGCGCGAGACGTGGGAAGAGAGGGGGTAGTGTAAGTCATGCCAAATTATGAAATGTATCGCATGGACATTGTGGTGGATGTGACTGACGAGCAGGCTGAGGTTAAGCTAAAAAACCTGGACCGGACTATACAAAGCACCCAGAAACATGCGGGTAACCTTGGTAAGACGGACGCGACCCCCCATGTAGACAAAAGAGCCAGGACCGAACTCTCCAATACAGAGAAGGTTTTGGGGAGTGCAAAGAAACGGGCAGATGTATTACACCGAACAAGGGTCAACCCCACAGTTTCCATCCAGGACCGGATTTCCTCTTCCCTGCAGCGGGTAGAGTCTAACATCAACCGGCTGACCCGGAGTAGCCACAAGGTTATCCTGGGAGGCGTAGATCGGGTAATGCCTAAGATAAGGGAAATCAGTAGCGGCCTGCGCGGGCTGGCCAGCAAAACGTGGACGGTAACAATCCAGGCCAAAGACAATGTCACAAATGTGGTAAGCAGCCTGGTGAATAAGCTAACCAGCCCCCTTGCCCTTCTTGGTGCCGGTACTGGATTAGGTGCCAGCATTTTCTTCCCCCTGAAGCTGGCCGGTGAATTTGAGCAGGCACGGATGTCCCTTGATTTCTATATGGGCAGTGTAGAGGAAGGTGAGCGGGCATTCCAGGACCTAATTCGCTTTGCCAAGGAAACGCCATTTGAATTTCCTTTTCTTCAGGAAATGACAATTCAGTTGATGGGTACCGGGTACAACTTTGAACAAGCTAAACGTGCCTTAACAGCTTTTGGTGATGCCGCCGGACGTACAGGAGCTGGAATGCAAGGTATTGAGGCGGCCTTACTTGGATTCACCCAGATTGCTTCAGCTGGTACGTTGAATTTACAAGACTTAAGGCAGGTAGCACTTAACCTGAGATTACCCTTAAATATATTTGCAGAGGAGCTCGGTATAGCTGAATCTGAAATAGGAGATATCGGTAAGAAGGCCATACCTGCACAAAAGGCAATGGAAGCTATCGTTAGGACTCTTGAAAAACGATTTGCCGGCGGTATGAAAGAACTGTCCAACTCTCTGCTAGGAATGACTGCGGTAATCAAGGATACCGCAAGCCTGACCGTCTGGTATTTTGGAAAAGGTATGGCTGAGCCGGTAAAACGGATAATGTTTGATATTATCGGTTTGACCGATGAAACAGGAGGCAAGTTTGAAGAATTCCAAAAAAGGCTTGAGCTGGCAGGCGAAAGGGTAGGGTTAAAGTTTGAACAAATGTATGGTAGGCTAAAAGAATTTTGGGCCAGCATTTCCGCAGATCCTGAGTTTCAAAAGTTTGACTTTGGGGACAAGATTATCTATGTCCTCAACCTCGCGCTGGACGAAGTAAGCGCCTGGCTTGATAGTGAAGGTGGCATGAAGCTTCAGGAAACATTTACGAAGCTCGGAGAAATTGGAGCCAAAGCCTGGATCGCTGGACTAAAAGGAGCTTTTCAGGGAGCAGCAAGTTCCGCTGCCCATGGAAATCTATTAGGGGCAGGGGCTATGTTGGGACTTGCATCCATGCTTGGCGGAGGGCTGGTTCTCCGCGGTGCCTGGGGCTTAGGCAAAGGTATTTGGAAGTATGGAAAAGGCATTTTTGAAAAATTCAGGCCTATTAGAGCCACTGCTGGGGTTACTGAGACCATTGCTGAAACAGTCATGGCAAAAGAGGCCGTTACCGCGGCCACAAAGTCTTCCAAACCAGGGCTAATCTCCAGAGCCATGTTACCGTTCCAGAAGATTGGCGAGGGCATAAAGAGCGTCCCAATCAAGCTAGACGCTCTGAAAGTCTTCGGGACAAAGGTACCAAAGGTCTCTGCTGCTCTTGGAACGGTTGCCAAGATTGCCGGTAAAGCCGCCGTTCCATTGGTCATAGGTGTGGAGTTATTGGATATTATCAGGGCTCAAGATAAAGTTACCGCAACCGCTAAGGCCGCTGGTGGCTTAGGTGGAGGTTTGGCTGGCGCGAAACTAGGAGCGTTAGCCGGAACAGCTATACTGCCTGGTATTGGTACGATAGTGGGCGGTATTTTAGGCGGTCTAGGAGGATATATTGGCGGCAAATGGCTGGGGGGTAAAGCTGTTGAAGCGTTCAGGGAGCAGCCGGGAGCACCTGCTGATTCTACCCAATTTATGCAACCGATGGCAGAAGCCACGAATAAGGTAAGCGCAATCCTGGGAAGTTTCAGTGTATACCTGCAAGGCCAAGCAGATGTGATTATCTCCAATTTGACGCAGCTGAGCGAGAAGGTTTGGAATATTACAGCGATAAAGACCGCATTCGCTGAGAATCTCCAAAGCCAAGCTACAGCAGTTATCTCAAACATGGAACAGATGGGGCAGCAAACTTGGAGGATTGTCGCTATAAAAACAGCATTTGCAGCTAACTTACAAAGAGTTGCTAATAGCATCGTAGCAAACGGTAAGTCTTTAGCTGATGCGTTAGCATTAGCGGCGGCCCGTGCCACGACATTCCAATTGCCCAGCATATCTTTACCTAGCTTTACTCCGACTCCTCACGCGGCAGGTGGTATATTTAGCAGTCCTCACCTGGGCGTGGTGGCTGAAGCTGGCCCTGAAGCCATCATACCGCTGTCCAGTAAAATGAGAGACCGGGGTATTGAACTATGGAAGCAGGCAGGCCGTTTTCTTGGTATTGCCCCCCATGCCGAAGGGGGTATTTTTGGTAGCTCTAAACTTGTGACCGAGGCTGGACCAGAAGCAGGGATTCCATTTTCTCGGTCACCTGAGCGTATACGAGAACGGGGCTTAGGCTTATGGCAGCAGATAAATAATGTGTTTAGCCCGGCCATGCCTGCCCTAGCCCTTGCCGGATCTGGGGCGGAGACTGGATTGCTCTATGACGGGATTGACTACGGTCCGGAATTATCCGGGCAGGTGCAGGAATTGAACGTCCCCATTTCTATTGCCAACATTACTGCTAATATCAGTGGATCCAGCCTTGACGTGGAGGATATTGCGGAGCAGGTTGGAGAGCAGGTCAAGCAACAGGTCAAGTGGGAAATCACCAGAGAGCTTGCAAATGCGATAGAGAACAGAATATAGTCATGGATAATCCTCCCGTGGTAATATAATGGCAGTAAAATGCTATCGAGGAGGGTTATTTGTGTTAAAATGGTGCATGAGGCTTACAGTGCTTCTGTTGATGTTGCTGGCTTGGACGGGGTGTGGCAATAAACAACCGGCACCCTCAGATGATTTGTCAAGCCAAGAACAGGTACAGAATCCCCAGGAATCGGCAATCGCGCCGGAAGAGGAGCAAGTTGCTTTAGATGACCAGAACCTGCCCTACGAGGAGTGGTTGAAACAGGTCATTTCCAACATTATTGGAGCAACGAGCAATATTGACAAGCCGCGAGTGGATTCCATTCTCTTTTTTGATGAAAACGAGTCAGACATGGAGATTATCCTTTGGGCTGATACCAGCTTCACTCACAGCATGGTTCGGGACGGTATTATATTGCATTCAACAGACGTGTTGCGGCGGGTATTTTCCGATCCACGGGCGGAGAGGGTATCCCTGTATTGGCTACTGCCCGCCAAGGATTCCTATGGGGACGAAACTGAAACGATGGCGGCACGTGTAGTCCTGACCAGAGACACTGCAGATAAAATCAACTGGAAAGGGTTGAGTCCCCTGGGACTCCCGAGAGTAGCCGACAAATTCGATTTTCACCCAAAACTACAGCAGTGAAGGGAGGGTCTGTATGGACTTCTACCTGATCGATGAATCTACTGGAACCCTGCTCCACCTCCCAGTCAACCCTGAGGAGGTTACCATAAACCGAGAAAAACTGTATGAAACTGTGGAGCTTCTCAACCTCGGGGAAGTGGATTTTCCGAAAGGGGAAAAGTTGAAAGAAATCAGCTTTTCCTCTTTTTTCCCTCGGGATTATGACTCCTACTGCCAATATCCCGACCTCCCTGACCCACAGGAGGCCATGAATAACCTTACATTCTGGACCCAGTCCAGGCGGCCTGTGCGGCTTATTATCACAGAAACAATTATAAACACCTTGGTTCTGGTTGCGGCACATATCAGCCAGTTCAAAGGCGGTGAACCAGGGGATGTTTATTACGATTTTATTGCCCGTACATATCGCCGGGTGGGGGTCCGCACTGTTCCGATGGTTCCGGCGGGGTTGCTGGGTACTGAAAGCCGCCCGGATATGGAAATGGTCAGCGAGGGGTCAAGGGGTTTGCGTCCGGATGTGGAGAGAGAGTCTGTCATAACCTATACGGTGGTGGCCGGCGACAGCCTGTGGGAAATAGCTGCTAGGCTACTTGGAAACCCTACCCGTTGGCAGGATATTTACGAGCTGAATCGTGATATTATTGGTGGGAACCCCTCCCTTATCTTGCCCGGTATGGTATTAACTTTGCCAGCAGCATAAAAGGGGGTGCTCTGATTTGTGATTTCAGATTTCCGAGATGAATATTTTAGGTATGACGTCCGCCTGGCCGGGCGTTTTTATTTGGGAGATTTGGTACAGGAGATCACCCAGGAGGAATCACTGGATGAGCTTGCGCTGAGGACAAATATCAGGATTGTGGTTACTGGGGATGATTTTCCAACCATAGCCCCAGGGCAGACAATTGACATCATAGACACGCTTCAGAATGACATAGTCAGGTTTGATGGTATTATCCATGAAATAGATAGTGAGAACCGGGGACTAAAGGACCTTGATATCAAAGCCTATTGTCGGGCACGGTATCTTGAGTCTGAGGACGAGTTTAACCTAGCGGCGGATATGACGGCCTCTAGTAGATTTCAGCTTTACGCATCGACCTGGGGTATCCCCTTGGGCCGCGTGGCGAACACAGGCCAACCTCTGGACAAAGCTATCTACCGGCCTCGGAGCCTGGCTTCTATGATTGATGCGGATATAAAGGAAACTGCGAAAAAAAGCGGGCGAATGTTCAAAGTACGCTCCAGTGGTCGAGTACTGGATATGGTTGAACTGGGTTCTAATTCAAACGTCCCAACGCTTGTTCCCGAAGTAAACCTCGAAAGGGTGGTACAGAGGCGGACCCTCCTAGACAAGGATACCCAGGTGAAATATGTAGGGAACAAGCGGGGTGGAACCAGGGAGCCTGTCTATGGCAGCGCAACTGGGGAAGTGGACGAATATGGCACCCGTTACCGAATCCAGATTGACAGCAGGATCAACACCCAGGCCCAGGCGGATGTAGCCAGCCGAAGGCAGATCGTCCCGATAGAGGAAATCATAACGGCGAGTGTTTGGGAGGAGCTGATGGATCTACGGGCGGGTGATAAGGTTAGGTTAGGCATGACAGATGTAACCGGGAAGTATGTTGTGGGCTATGACGAACTCATAGTCATCAATCTAACGCGGACGCTCGGCAATCAGTCCCACCCAGGGAAATGTGTCCTGGAGCTGGGTTATCCGGATTACGTGCTGAGGAGGTATTACCTTGGAGAATCCGTCACTTCGCCTGGCTCGGTCACTTGATGCGCTAATGGGTAGGCGGGCTGCGAGAGCTGTCCAGGGGCTTGGTTGTGAACTCGGCACGATAACGAAAGTGTTCAAGTCCAACCAGCACACGGTTGACCGGGTCTGGGTCAAGCTGGACAATTTCAAACATGAGATTAAAGACCCGTTGATAGCTGACTGGGAGGTAAAAATAGAGATCCCCATTCCATCCAGGGTGATAAAGTTGGCATCCCCAGTCGAACCTGACGGAATGGACAATGCGGAGACTGAATACTCCGATTTAACCCGGTTCGATTTCCATGTTCAAGAGGCGGACTGCCTGCCCGATACCACCATAAAGGTTCACATCAATTACAAGGACGGCATCAAGGTTGGCGACCGGGTACTGGTAGCGCCAGTCTGTGGCGGGCAGGACCATGTTATCCTGTGCCGTCTGAAAGAGTCTACAGGCCCTGGCTGAGGCGGGGCAACTGGTCAGCCAGTTGGCTGATTGAGCGGAGGTTTGAATAATGCCAAGTCTATTTCCAACAATTGGAGTCCCGGCCACTCCCAGTGCCAGGTTGAACCGGAAGGTGAAGTTTGGCCGATCCTGGATATTTGACTTTGACGAAGGGGAGTTCCGGCTGACGGCTGCTAGGAGAATAGAGGAAGCGGACGAAACCCAGGCGTACTACGAGTGGTGCCAAAAGGCGCTTCTGACCATGCGGTATAGGTATGTAATCTATTCTCCTGACTACGGTAGTGAGCTTCACAAGCTTTTCCGGATGGCGCTGAGTAGGGCCGCTATTGAAAGTGAGATTGCCAGGATGGTTACTGAAACCTTGATGGTGGACCCTCGAACCGGGCAGGTGGGAGGCTTCTCGTTCATGTGGTTGGATGATGGGGTAGCCTTTGATTGCTATGTTTTGACGGCAAAGGGTTCCCAACTTGAACTATCTGGCAGGATGGACATGGCCATGTAAAGGGGGTGGGATTTTGGCGATAACGATAACGGATCTATTCAAAGAGCAACAATACCACGAAATCTTACAGCGGACGCTTGACCGCATACCGGATTACATCGACAAATCGGAAGGGTCGTATATCTGGGATGCCGTGGCTCCGGTGTCTTACGAACATGCAAAACAAGCGTCCTTTCTCATGTTTGTTATCATGCAAGCATTTGCCCTCCATGCGTATGGTGAATGGCTGGACCATATGGCTGGGGACTTCGGGATTTCCAGGGCGCCAGCTGTTCCAGCAACAGTAGAGCTATTATTCACAGGGAACCCAGGCGGGGAGATTCCTGCCGGGACAAAGGTCGCGGTACAGAGTACAAGTATTATGTTTGAGACCGACGAGCGGGCGGTCATCGGCATCGATGGTACAGCATTAGTCTCGGCCACCTGCCTAAATCCTGGTGAGGAAGGCAATGTTCCCAACGATGTCGTTAACCTGCTGGTGGATTTTGTGCCTGTGGTTTCTTCCGTTACCAACCCAGCACCTTCTACAGGTGGGGTGGATGCGGAAGATGATGAGATCCTCCGGAACCGGATCCTTTTCTTCAAGCGTAATCCAGAACGTGGCGGGACGGAGACGGATTACCAGAGGTGGGCACTTTCTGTAGGCGGGGTTCAGGCAGCCCGCTGCGTAGCCCTTGCCAGAGGTATTGGTTCAGTGGATGTGATTATCGGGGCTCCGCCAAACCAAATAGCAGAGCTGGTGCCTAGGGTTCAGGCCGTGGTAGATGTGAAGAAACCCCTGGGGGTTCATGCTACGGTCAAAGGCGCAGAAATCCTGCCGGTTGATTTCCGAATTACTGTTTCTGGCATCGACCCACTCGTGGTAGAGGATGTAGCTATGGCTTACCTTACCACTGTGGGGATTGGTGGTACTATTCTGTTTTCCAAACTGATTGCGGCTATCATAAATGCTGGGGCTACTGATGCCTTCCTTACTGAACCTGTCGGGACGCAGCTGGTTCTAGCGCCGGATACTGTGCTAGATCCACACGTCTATATAACGGTGGTGGATTAGTTATGGCGATTGATCTTTTCAAGTACTTACCTCTTTACTACCGTGAAAGCCGCATTATGAAGGCGCTCATGGATGCCTTGGGGGAGGAGGTCCCGGACGCTATTGGCTACCTGTGGAAGGCGTTTTTCGCCAACACTTGCCCGGACGAAGGTTTCTGGCTATGGCTGCGTGAGTATGATGCCAGGACCCGTGAGGAAGTGTACGCCAAGATGCGTGGCGGCGGAGCTTTAAACCTGGAGATGCTCCAAGCTTTGGACATTGAAGCCGTGGAGACCTATAAGCTGTGCCCGGAGGAGGGTATTGTCCTATCTGGCAACGATGCTTATTTTGCGGACGGGATTTATATAGGCCCGCTCATCTCAGATATCTACGTTGATCCGGATGAAGTCCAGGTGGCCCAACAGCTTATCGCTTTGGCAGGAATGGCTGGGTTTCGATACTGGTTGGCAGTAAAAAGCAAGAGCCTGGTGCCGAAGGCTCCCGAGCAATCTTATTCGTCAATCGCATTATATCCCAGCTATATCTTCCCTTCGCCTGATAATTATTTGTCCGGCCAGATGGTTTTAACTTGTTCTAGGGTAACGACCAGCATAGAAAACAAATCGCTCGCAAAGATAACGCATTGGTTCTCCCCGGTAGCGTTTTTTGACGAAAATAGGTACTGGACGGATGATTCCAATCCTGGAGCAGTGAGCAAGGTAACTACAATGGAAATGATACGCATCTTCCCAACAGGGGATACCTACCTCGATTATCTTGCCCCCGATATTAATAACAACGATGAAACGATTCTTTCTGTTGGTGGGGAAGGGGTTGATTCCTTGGATCGAAGTGATTATGCCTTACTCAAATTTGATTTGAGTGGATTTGAATTGCCCCGGATCTTATCATGTGAGCTATTTTTATATGTCGCATCCACAAGACATTTTAACCTCCATACCTATCCATTTGATGTCTTTTTATTGGCAAGTCCATTTGATGAAGAAACTGTGACTCCTAATACGGCTCCAACACGGCTACCTGAACATGTGGCAAGAATTTACCTTCCAGATCCATTAGAGGAAAACTCTGACGGTACTTGGGTTTCTTGGGATATCTCAAGTGTTTTAGAATTTTGGAAAGTTCATCCAAACTATGGATTATTGCTGACGCATACTGGATATGAAAATGAAGGTTATGATGCTGTGTATTTTGCAAGCGTAAATTATTATGAGGGTAGTATGGATAATGCGGGTAACTGGGCTCCGTATTTACAAATTATTTACAAATAATCATATGATCATTACAAGTTGGGGGTGATATATTGAACGCTCAGACTACTGATACCCTTGGTAAGCATGTAAGGCAAGCCTATGAGTTTTTTATTAAAAATGATGTATGGATAGCGGTTGGCCGGTCAACCCCTTGGCCGGATGAGGAAAACCCTCCCGCTCCGGCATTTACAAGCGCTGCGCTGGATGAAATCATGGGTCTGGTCAAGCCGGACCCGCTAAAAATGGCGGTACCCGACCCTGAAGGCGAGATCGAGATGTACGCGCAGAGGTTCCGGGGGCTTCCTTTGCCTACCAGCCTGGAAGATGCCCTGGACGCAGGAGCTCGCTGGGTCTACGTTGCTGGCTGGCTGATGTACGACCAATTCCCGGTAGTTACCTTCCGGCAGGAGGGTGTATTTTCTGGAGTTGTGCTTAAAGGGGGAGTGCCTCCTGGGGCAACTGTCCTGCTTCCGGAACAGGTCCAAAGCTACGGCATACTGGAAGCTATCACCAATCGGGAAAAGATTAAGCGGCGGGACAGTCAAAAGAATTTCGTGGAATTTATCATCGAATTTTAGGGAGGAGGGAAATATAAATGGCGGCTTACTATAATCGCTTTGATCCATCGAAGAGATGGTTTGAGCTTTTGCCTATTCCTGGCCGTCGTCTTCAGTCTGCGGAAGTTGCTGAATTACAGTCAATGTCTATTTATCGAGACCGTCGTATTGGGGATGTTTTGTTTGGGACTGGGCATATTATTGATGGTTGCCAGATCAGCGTTGACGATGCTAAAACCCAGGCTGACATAACTAAAGGTAGTATCTATTATGACGGTATGATCTATGATATAGCGGGCGCTAGCGTCGTTATCACGGGAATGGGTCAGGAGGTAATTGGGCTCAAAGTTACCTATGAAATTATTACCCATGAAGACGACCCGACATTAAAAGATCCGGCCATTGGTTATCAAAATTACGGAATGCCTGGGATGGACCGCCGTGTTGCTAATCTGAATTGGGTAGTTAACGATCCTGCGGCTTTTCCTGTGTTTCGGCTCCAGGACGGGGTTGTTGTTTTGGCAGCGGTTCCACCGGAGTTAGAGGGGATTACGCCAATCCTAGCGCGTCGGACTTACGACACTTCGGGGAGTTTTCTTGTTTTTGGTATGGACGGGTTTATCGAAGCGTTAGATGAAGATTACGTAAACCTGGTTATTGAAGCAGGGAAGGCGTATGTATTGGGACGGGAGATTGATAAACTGATTCCGACAAAAATCCCGGTGGCTAAAGCAAAAACCACTCGCCAAGTGGTAAATGAAACCAAAACTTACCAAACTGGGGTTAATAAATATTCATTGAATTCGACACCTGTTAAGCAAATCAATATTTTGACCGCTATTGTAGAAAAGACTGAGGATATTACCAGAGGTAGCCTTCCTGGAACGACGGATCTATTGCCGAAAACTCCGGTAGTTGCTATTGTTTCTATTTCGCAAGGTGTAACTACTTATCAACAGGGGATTGATTATCAGCAAACGGGCGACAGCGTAGACTGGTCCTTGGATGGTACGGAACCAGATGGAGGTTCGACTTACAGCGTTACTTACCGGTACATTAAGACAATGATTTCTGGAACGGACTATGCTTTGAACGGGAATAACGTAGAGTTTCTAGCAGGGGATCTTCCGGTAGATGGGTCCACCTTCCAAATAACCTATGATTTTTACCTTGGCAGGCGGGACTTGTATTATCTTGAGCCTGGCGGCGATTTTGAAGTTATTAGCGGGCAGCCTGATATGTATCCATATGCCCCTGGGGAGCCCCCAAATGTCTTGGCATTAGGTGAAATTTATTTTCCTCCTGATGCGGAAGCGGCGGATATTGTGGTAACTAATTACAGACCGCAACGGCTTACAATGCTGGAGTTACGAGCCATGTTGGAGAGGTTAGAACGGGCAGAATACAACATGGCGATTACTGAACTTGACACCATTGCCCAGACAAGCGATCCAGATGTAGCCAGGGTTGGTACAATGACGGACAATTTCACAAACTTTGAGAAATGCGATATTTACCACCCCCTCTGGGATGCGTCGATTGACCCTGATAATAAAACTTTGGTCCTGCCTCCGAATTATGAGGAACATGACTTAGTGGCGGATGTGGTAAATACAACAGCTGTTTTAAAAGGACGGCTTTATATGCTGCCGTACACTGAAGAGGTTATCCTTGAGCAGAATCTTGCTACCGAGTGTATGAATGTGAACCCCTATGCAGTTTGGGGTAATGTCGGGGTAATCTTCCTTGACCCATCCGAAGACGTTTGGATGGAGGTTACCCATATCCATAAAACTATTACAAGTTGGTGGGTTTCCCCCGTCAATAGGCGAACTTCCCATACTACTACGGCGCTTTTAATGGATGAACAGGTTGAAACCATGCGGCAGATTCCAATAACAATTAGAGGCGAGAACTTCCTCCCGGATTCCGATAATATCCAGGTTACGTTTGACGGAGTGCCGGTAGAATTGACGCCGGTAGCTCCTACTGCGGCTGGTACAAATGCGGGTACGGTGAGAGCGGATGTTGATGGAAAGTTTACCGCGACCTTTGTAATTCCGCCGGATATCCGCAGCGGAACTCGTGAAGTCCGGGCGTTTAACTATGTTTAGGGGAGGTCCGCTAAAATGACTATCCAAAATGAGGCTGTTGCTAGTTTTACAGGGATTGGGCGGCGTCAGGTGATTGAAGAAACAACCTGGTGGCGAATCCCCTGGCCAACAAACGTTGACCCGTTGGCACAAACGTTTACTTTGACCGAAGACCGCTTTATCACGGCTGTCGGTCTTTATTTTGGTAGGAAAAGCTCTACCAAGACTGTTACTATCCAAATCAGAAATGTCGTAAACGGGTATCCTGGGGCTACGGTGATGGTGTCAAAAACGCTGTTACCGGCAGAGGTTAATGTGTCCGAGGATGGCTCCGCAGAGACTAAGGTGACTTTTGATGAACCTGTACTTTTGTTTGCTGATACGGAATACGCTATCGTGGCTGTGACGGATTCCGACCAATACTGCTTGTATGTTGCGAGGATGGCAGAAAATGACTTGATTAGCGGAACTAAGGTAACTAGACAACCATACACTATCGGCGTATTATTTTCATCATCGAACGCCACAGCCTGGACGGCCCACCAGGAAATGGACATGAAGTTCAAGCTCTATGGGGCCGTATTTGAAAACGAAGCCATCCTTCAGTTTGATTCAGTTACTACAAATGAAGTAGGCCAATTAATTGTCGCAGCAGCACAGTTGGTTCCGCGCGGCTGTAATCTCCTGTGGCAATGGTCCCCGGATGGAGCACAATGGTTTCCACTAGCTAATGGGGATGCAACTCTCTTGCGCTCTCTTCAAACCTCGGTTTATGTAAGAGCAATTTTACGTAAGGGCTTTAAGACTTCCCCGGTTATACAGGCTAAAACTGCGATTCTGGTCGGTCTGAGTTACAAAGATTCCGGGGTGTATGTAAGTAAGCAGGTTACTGCGCCGGAGTTTAGCAATATCCTAGTTTATCTTGATATGTATGTCCCCTCCGGAACCTCCCAGGTATTACAGTACTCTGTGGATGACGGTGATAATTGGAATACCTTCAATGCCCCGACTTCGAAACGGGTAGACGCGAACTTTTACCAATATCGCTATACCGCGACGCTGGGGAGCCCCGCAACAACAATTCGCCTACGTATTAACAGCTCATCAACATCGGCGCTGATTACTCCGAAGTCAAAACGCCTTATACTGATAGTGTCGTAAAGGGGGGATGAATGGACATGGCTGAACAAATTGTTCTCTCCGGTCCGGGAAAAGATTCCCTTTACACTGGAGCGCAAAAAATTAACCAGGCTATCTTGGAGCTAGGAACCAAAATCATAAACATGGGCGGAGTTCCCATTATCCAGGCCGGGCCTCTAGCGGAACGGCCTGAAGCCGCCGATAGCGGCATGGTTTATATTTCCACCGATGACGGGACGATTTTTCACGATACTGGTGAATGGTCACAGATTGGTGGCGGGAAATCAGAATGGGATGTGATTGAGGGTAGGCCCGACGCTTTCCCTCCCGATGAACACGCGGACTCCCATGCTGCGGAAGGCTCTGACCCAATTACTCCGTCTTCCATAGGGGCGCTCAGTGCGCAGGATTTCACCTGGGACAATCTTGGGGGCAGGCCTGAATCCTTCACTCCGTCTACTCACAAGTCTAGTCACTCCACTGGCGGGGCTGACGCCTTGTCCCCGGCCGACATTGGGGCAGCCACCGCCGAGGATGTTGCTGGCAAAGCGGATAAGGCCGGAGACACATTTACCGGGGAGGTGCTATTTGAGCAAGGTCTCCAGATCGGGGACCAGGGCATCAAGTTGGTAAAGAGCGCGGAAGGGGTTGTCGAACTTCAGATCGAGTCTGGGCCAAAAACTCTGAATGTAAACGGTAATCCTGTTATCCACCGGGGGAATTTCCCGGTGGTTCCTTATGCAGCGGATGAAACCCAGGTCACCACCACTTCAACATCTTACCCTTCAACTACCGAACTGCCTAAAACCGTCAGGATGGTCAAATCCACCTCCCATGGATACAACATCAAGAAAATCAACATCATCGCTGAATTATGGATATCCAATGCGAATGGTACGGCTAGTTTGCAGGTCAAAATCGACGGGGCGGAAAAGCTGGTGTTGACAACCCAATCCACTTCTCAAGGTAACCTTGTCCAGGGGACCATTGATGTCGGGGACTGGCCTAACAACTCCTCCCACTTGGTGGAGGTCAATATCCGGAGTAGCAGTAAGTCCTATACGGTGACCCAAAGACTGCTAGAGATTTATGTGGGGGTGGTGTAGTAGGATGGCTCTGTTAATTAGACGAAAGGTTGTGCGGACGAGTAATATCCGGGACGTTGAATGCCTTACTTGTCAAACTTGTAATAGTTGTTTTAATTGTGATAGCTGTATGAATTGTGTTAATTGTCAATATTGCAATAAGTGTCAGCGATGCGCTGCTTGTTTATTTTGTATATCATGCTTTCGTTGTAATGATTGCGAAAGCTGTATTTCTGCTCAATCTTAATAATGGAGGGTCGTGAATGCCGTTATTTATAAGAGGGGAGAATTGTAGGTCATGTATTACCTGTCAAGTATGCGTTACATGTGATAGTTGTGCGGCTTGTGCCCATTGCGATAGTTGCATGAGATGTGATTCTGTTCAAAACAACCCATGTTATCTATGTTTTAGTTGTCAAAATTGTGATA